GGGTAACGTCATTGAAGAGTGGGAAAACATCCCGCATGTTCGCAGCCCGTTAAACAAACCTTACGATGTCATTCCTAAAATTGGCAATGGATCGTTAATTAAACTTGCCATCGAGTTAAGCGGATACCAGAAGCCTTCCATTGGAATACGCATTCGATTATGCGCCACGCAAGTATGGGAATTGGTTGAGTACAACGGAGGCGGCGGCTTTGATGATAGCGCGTTTGAGGCTAACCCTGACGCTCCAAAAGAATTGGTAGCGGCAGGCGGTATGGCAGATGAAGACGACGCAGACGATATACCGTTTTAAGGAGAGTCGGCATAACAAGGGTCTGTCGGCTTTCTCGCCGTCGCCTGAATTCTCCTCCAGGCGGCGGCACTTTCAATCTTTAAAGTGAACTTGGATAAAAAATGATTTACGGCGTAAAAATCTTTGATGGCGAAGGCAACTTGAAAAAAGTGGTCGAGGCAAAAAGCGCAAAAAAACTATTCTGGTCAGAGTTTTATCTGCAAGGCGGCGACTATCACAATAGAGCTGTAGACGTTGACCCTGAGATGCTTGAGCAGCGTGGGCGTAAAATAATATGCGCCAATGTAGCCTGTCAAAAAGAAACATTAGTCATAGGCAAGAGGACTCGATATTGCTCGGTGGTCTGTAAGACAAAGCATAACAACGCTAGGTATATGAAAATAAAAACGAAATACGAGGCGATCTGCGGCATCATTACATGCGAGAATAAGTTTATGACAACGGGCAAGCAAAAGTTTTGCAGCCTGCCGTGCCGCCGCCTTGCTAATGTCGCTAAAACCAGGAGGTACGGTGAAAATTCAAAGGCTACTCTCACTCAAAGAAAGCTTGAGCTTGCTCAACGTAAATAGGAAATTTTTTAACGATAACATTCGCCCTCACTTAAAAGAGGCGAAGTTAGGTAAGCACATCCTCTTCAGAGAATCTGATATAGAGGATTTCATCAACCGCATGTTCGGGACTCAGGAGGTAACATCATGCAAAAGAAAAGACCAAAATTACCAGCAGGACTCATCTGGCGAGGCGATATCATTCATATGAAAAAAAGAGTTAATAATGAGGATATATCAGGCTCGACAAAAACAGACCAAGTGAAAAAAGCTGTGGTCATTTTAGAAGGAAAAATAGTTGCGGCTCGCACAATGCAAGAAAGAATGAAGCATATGAAGCTGCACAATATTGCTGCGCCATCAGAAATGCTGGAGAAAACTTATGGCGATGCAGTGAAACTTTTTTACAGTAAGAAGCAGCACACTGATAAATGGCGAAAAACGATTAAGAATATGATTCAGAAAATGAGCTGGTGCTTGCCACTCGATACACCTCTCAATAGTATTTACCAGAGTACAGTCGAACCGTTTGTCCGGAGTATGAAGGCAAACGGCAACAAAGCTACCGCGATTAATCATTATACGAAACTGGTCGGAGAAATTCTGAACGTAGCTTGTAAGAAGGAAGAGAATGGAGTGCCGTGGCGAAATAGGCCGCATAACCTGGAGAGCGAATCTACAACGAAGAATGCTGATCCGAAAATGAATGCCAGGAAAGGATATGTTCTTAGTTGGGAGGAGCAGGATCGACTGCTCGACGCTTTGCCAGAACACTTATATTTTACAGCTCTATATTCTTTGAACACTGGGGCGCGAATGTCTGAGATGACAGAATTGCGGTGGAGCTGGGAAATTAAATTCCCTACGCTCAACATTTCTGCGTTTCGAATACCCGCTGAATATCACAAAAATGGAAAGCCTAAGTTGGTTGTCCTCAATTCAATTGCCAGTGAAATTGTTGAGGAAAATAGAGGCAGGCATCCAGAACACGTTTTCACATATCTTGATCGAAACACGCATGAATTAAGACCCATCAAAAGATTGGGTGGAACAGCTTTCCAGAGGATCAGGAAAACGGTTGGGCTAGGGCATGTGGTCTTCCATGATTTTCGTACAACTTTCAGTACGAGGCTGGGCGGCTATGATGTGAGCAAAGATACTATATCAATTTTGATGGGGCATACCATTGCTGGAGTCACTGCTGACTACGCTTTTAGAACGACGATTGTAGAGTCATTAGTGGCGGCAGTTGACAACCTTGTTGAGAGAAAAACATTCACTTTTGTGCAGGCAAACGAAAGTCTATGTCGGACAAAAGTCGGACAAACATTTAATTTTATTTCAGATGCGAAAAATGAGGCTTCTAAGTCATTGAAAAGATTGGTGAAAAATGGTCGGGATGAGAGGATTCGAACCTCCGACCACACGACCCCCAGTTAGTCCCCTCATTTTTAATCCCTTCTAAACATTGACTTTATAAGGGGTTACGTCCACGACACTGTGCGATAGTAACCCCTTATATGCCGCTGTGTCGCACAAAAGTCGCACAAAATTACCAACGAACACAATGGAGCATTATGTCTGGAGCAACGCGAAAAGGTCTGCCTCGATGCGAGGAAATGGTCGTCAAATATCGAGAGCGCACTCCGATTGGAGTTGAGGAATGTGGCAAGCCTGCGGTGTCGATGTACTTCTATCGAGCCGTATCTGACATTCCAAGATACTGCTGTGAGTACCACGATAAAGAAATGGAAAAACATGAATTGCGGGACGATTTAGAAAGGGACGAAGAAGATGCCTGGGAAGAACATGCAAAACGAAACGGTCACTTATGAATCAGGAGCAGAGCGATCCACGATGGATGTTCGCTGGGATTTGCTGTGCGAAAAATTCATAAGAGAAATGGCTTGCGTTATGAACGAGGGCGCTGAGAAATATGGCGATGATAATTGGAAGGGTGGCGTACCTGATGGCGTAACAATTAACCATCTTCTGGAGCATTTGTATAAATGGCAGAGCGGTGACCGCTCAGAGCCGCACCTGGCAAAAGTTGCCATCAACGCTATGTTCATGGATTGGTATGAAAACAATAGGGTGAGTAAATGAACACGCACACTCAAAGATGCGAGCGATGCAGATACGTCGGCCCAGATTTTGTCTGGGTACACGGACACTTCCAATGTCCAAAATGTAATCAAATTGGCGATGGCGATTGCTGCCAGGGCGAAGTTTGCCAGCCGCCTGCTAGACCGCTGGATTATTCAGATTTAGCTGACGAGGATGTACCTAATTGATGAAAAAAGTAACATTAGAACAATATAAATTAGCTTATAACAATTTTTGGAAATTAGGCCGCAAAGTTACCGTGCAAGATATTCAATTGATGGTTCGTTTAATTAATGAACGCTCAAAAAACCAAGCTAAATAATTCTTAGTGGGGAGAAAACTATGAAATGCCCGACTTGCAAGGGAAAAGGTGAAGTGCCGAAGGCCGATACGATGGCGATTAAATGCGTTATCGCAGAGTTGAACCGCGTAGCTGGCACACATTATAAGCCGACGACGAAGCAGACTGTCGCTGTTATTACGGCACGGCTAAAAGAGGGGTGGACGGCTGAAGATTTTGCCCAGGTGATTAAGACGAAGTGCGACGAGTGGCTTGGTGATCCTGCCATGCGCCCGTTCATTCGCCCGACTACTATTTTCGGCCCTAAGTTTGAGGGCTACCTGAACCAATCTGCGCGTCCACCTAAACAGAAAGTTAAATTTGTTTATTGAAAGTTGGGCTGACTATGGAATTACGCCGAAGAAGGGTAGTAAAACAAAATGTCCGCGATGTAATCACAAATCTGTGTCTCTTTCTATTGATCGTGATGCCGGTATATTTAATTGCCACGGCCCTGATTGTGATTTTCGTGGTCGTCTTAAGCGCGATCCTTCCTCTGCTCGTCCTGCGCAGTGGGGTAAAAAAGATTATTTTAAGCCTGTGTTTGAGTACAAGGCGCTTAGTAAAAAAGCAATCATGTGGTTCGCGAATAGAGGAATAGATGAGACAGTTCTGGAACGATCTAAAATTAGCATTTCAGATGGGCATGTTGTATTTCCGTTTTTTAAGGATGGGGATGTCGCCTTCCTTAAATATCGTGGATCAAAAAAGTCTCAGATGTTCACCAGTAAAAGTCCATACAAAGTTTTCTACGGACATGACGATATTAGTGAAGAGCAGACCATCGTTTGCGAAGGGGAGTTGGATAAATTATCATTCGACATGGCTGATCTACGAGCATCTATTAGCGTTCCATTCGGAGCGCCGTCGATTAACGCAGCCAGCTTCTCCGATCTTGACGAGTCCTTGGAACATTCGCATGAAAAGCTTAGTCAGGTCAGTCGGATCGTACTGGCTGTGGATAATGATCCTTGCGGAAAGAAGTTAGAGGAAGAGCTGGCAAGGCGCTTAGGAAAAGAAAGATGCTGGCGAGTCATATGGCCCAAAGGATGTAAAGATGCTAACGACGTTTTGGTTACATACGGGCCAGAGTTTTTACGAGAGTGCGTAGAGAACGCCCAGCCTTACCCTATTGACGGAGTATTCAGCGTGGATCATTTTGCTGACAAGTTGATGACACTTTACGATGAAGGGCTGACAAGAGGCTTTAGCACGGGCTGGTTCGTCCTCGATCAACTCTTTACTGTTTTGCCAGGTGAGTTGACAATCGTAACTGGAATACCTGGGCATGGCAAAAGTTCTTTCGTAGAACACTTGATGATTAATTTAATCAAAGACCATGACTTAAAAGCTGGAATATTTTCGCCAGAGCATCAGCCGGTAGAAACTCATATCGCTAGGCTTGCTGAATTGTATGCAGGCAAACCGTTTGGCGAACATTTCTCAGGCAGAATTAGCCGTGAAGAACTGGCAGAGACAAGCAAGAGGTTAAGCAACTCGATTCACTACATGATTCCCGATGAAATGAAACGCTCTGTCGATGACATATTGGCGATGATGCGAGCGATGGTAATGAAAAACGGCGTTCACTTTTTTGTACTCGATCCGTGGAACGACTTCGATCATAGCGCGATGGGCAATAGTGAAACTCAATACATTCGCCATTCTTTAGCCAAGATAAGAATGTTCGCAGCAAGCCATAACGCTCACGTTTTTTTAATCGCGCATCCATCGAAGATGCAGAAGGACAAAACAACGGGAAAATATTCCATCCCAACCGCTTACGATATCAGTGGATCGGCCCACTGGTACAACATGGCAATGAATATTTTCAGTGTGCATCGAAACCCAGGGGATGACGGCAACGACAAACATGACGTTTCAGTTCATATACAAAAAATTAAGCATAAGCACTGCGGTCAACTAGGCGTGGCGAATTTTATGTATCAATATGAAACAGGGAGGTTTTTAGATGCTTGAACAAGAAGATGTAGAGCGTTATGCAAAGCAAGGGTATATCAAAATTCATTCTTCAATAATGAATCAGGAAGTGTACATGGTAAAGAGCATGGACGCGCCTGTGCCAGACAAATCTTTACTAAGATTTAATGAAGATGAAATTAGATACATGAAGAAGTTGAAGAAACAAGGGGAGCTAAATACTCCAGAAGAGCTGCGGGTTTTAACAATGGCAAAAGATTTATTCGGAGGCAATTTAATTGATGCCAGCAATCAAGCTGAACGCAAACGAAGTGCAGCTCGCACGACAACTCGCAAAAGAGCGAACTTTAAGCAACCGAAAAAATGGCAACTTAAATCGCAAACACGGCCCTCAATCTGACGAAGCTACAGAGCTAGATGGCGTTGGTGGAGAAATAGCATTCGCCAAAGCTCTTAACTTATACCCTGATCTAAAAGATTACCCTGGGAAACACGATATGGTTATCGCTGGTAAGACAGTCGATGTCAAGACTACGCGCTATCCTTTTGGGCATCTCGAAGTATCCACTGACAAGACTCCAGGTGAAGTAGATATATACGCACTCGTTACTGGCGAGATGCCTGAGTACAACATCGTCGGGTGGATGTGCGGCGACAGGCTGATGCGTAAGAAAAGGTTATACACGCACCGAAGCGGAAGTAAAGTTTATCGCGCCTCGCAAGACGAGCTGAAGAAATTCGAGGTGCTTCGATGAGCGAACACGACGAGCAAGTAGCTTTAATAGATTGGGCGAAGTCTCAAATAAATGTGTACCCAGAGCTTCAATTGCTCTACGCCATCCCGAACCAGGGAGGAGCTGGCAGAGCTGCGATTATCAGAGGGCAGAAAATGCGTCGCGAAGGTATGCAAAAAGGTGTACCTGATTTATGCTTGCCCATTTCTCGCGGAAATTTTTTAACTTTGTACATCGAAATGAAAGATATTGGCAAGAAGGGCAGGCTTTCGCCAGAGCAAAGCCAGTGGATAAGCCTGCTGAGTGAGGCTGGGCATAACGTGCAAGTGTGCCACGGCTTTGAAGAAGCTATGTACACGCTACTTAATTACTTGCAATTGGATGAAATTATTGGCGACCCTGGAGGAAACGCTGGGCCAAGGATTACTTTCGATCCAGAAGATGCTGAGTGATGATATTTAAGTCTTGGCGAATTGGCGCGAGCTGAGTCTCCAAGTATTTGCGATCTACATTCGTAGACTCCAATTTGTCGATCCTTTCATGGGCGATGTCAATACTTTTGAATATGCGTTTAAAAAACCACACGCCAATAGCTACTAATCCGCTAGTGATTGCCAGCATGACTTCGTTCATTTTTTCCAATTTTATCTGCCTTTCTTTTCATCGACAATTTTAATTTGCTGAATGCGGTCAGCTTTTCTTTGCTCCTGATCATTGATGCGTGTATGGAGAGCGATAACGTCACCTTTAAATTCTGCGCGGCTAATTGAAGTATGGCCTAGCTCATCGACGCGACGGTCTAATTCATGGATCAACTGTCCTTGTTGCCCCAACGCAGCTCCATCTGCCTTCCCCTTCTCCAGTTCGTCAAGCTTAGAACTAAGGCGGTTGACCATCCACGAGCCTATCGCGATGAATAGCACCCATAAATTTTCTAAAATCTTTTCCATATAATGTCACTGGTAAAGGCTTTTATTTAAAGTGAACATAAAATAATATGCCCAGAATAGAAAGCTGCCTAAAATTATGGATAGCATTAAATAAAATCTAATCATTTTTTTTCCTTATGCAATTGTCAGGATTTATTTTTTTGCCAGCGTAATCAGCAACAATATTTCCAGCAGCGCTGGTTACGAAGGCAGTCATTCCCCCACAATTTGTCTGGAACAGCAAAAAAAATAAAAGTAACGGCCTTATCATTCGGGTACTTCTACCCAATTAATAACATCTTCATCCCACATATATTTTTTCCCGTCATCAGGATAGGCAATGGGCGCTTCCCACTGACAAGTAGCTTCGACCAGTACCCAACTTGGGTAAGGCTTGGGCGGAATAAACGCATCTCTTGTTTCGTCATATGTGTAGCCTATCCCAGCGTAATTTTTTCTCAGAGCAACACCATCATCTGGAGTGTGCGAGTTTGGAGCGTAGTGAACCCCTCCTCTTGTGTTATAAGAAGTCTGAATCCAAGAACTAGGATTTCCCCAATTGCCTGTGTCAATCATGTCTTGGTCAATGACAATAACTTGTGTGACCAAATTGTTTTCGTCTACTTGTGCAAAATGTGCCATCACGCCGCCTGAAAGAGATATTTAATAATAACAACACCTGATCCGCCATTTCCTGAGTCACCACCGCCCGACCCTGAACCAGTGTTTGCTGTTGCGGCTGATGAAGTCCCAGCCTCATTAACTCCTGCGGTTGCTCCACCCGAACCCCCTGCGCCACCAGAGCCACTAGAAATACCGCCGCCTCCCCCACCCGCTCGTGTTACAGATGAACCAGTTATGCTAGAAGCAGTTCCATTTCCCCCTGCGCCTGCGGCACTTTTGTAGGTAGCATTACCCCCGACTGCGCTTGAGCCGCCACCTCCGCCAGCCGTATCACCGCCCCCCGCCCCATTGCCTCCGTTGTTTCCATAAGCCGTACTGCCGCCACCAGCAGGAGTACCAGAGCCATCTGTCGTTCCGGCTCCGCCGCCCGATCCGCCCGATCCACCGTTACCCTCAGTAGCGGCTTCTGAGTTAACAAAATGACCACCGTATCCTCCACCTGTCGCAGTAATTGAATGAAATACCGAATTAGCTCCTGAATTTCCCGGAGTCTTAGATGATGTAGATGCAACCACTCCAGCCCCTCCCGCACCGACAGTAATCGAATAGGAAGTTTCCGTTACACCTAGCCCCGTGGCAGTTCGATAACCACCTGCGCCGCCCCCACCGCCACGTTCTCCAGATCCAGAAGCACCGCCAGCGATTACTAAATACTCGACTACTGCGTCTGTACCTAAATTGGTTATTTCAAATGTTCCTGAAGAATTAAAAACGTGGACTTTGTAATCACCTGAAGTTGTGATAATTCCCCCCGTGGCTACTGTAAACGGCAACCCACTAGCGTGTCCTGCTTGCACGATTGGTATTAACATTATTGGAGAGCCTTTACAGTGAGCAATGAAAACGAATCGCTGTTAGTAATGTATAAGAAAAAGTCATGTCCGTTAGTAGTTGTAAAATCATCACCGTCTACTATTGTGAAACCAGAAGTTGTAATAGTCCCAGCACTTGCATTATTAGTTTGTTGTAAAACTAAAGTGCAGTCATTAGCTGGGGGAGCAAGTGTATGCGCTCCACCATTCACAAACTTTTGCATATTCCCATCCGCTTCATCAGGGGTATAAGTGCCAGACGATTTAGTTCCTGCGTCATGGACAGTACAAGCAAAGCCAGCAGTTAAAACATCTGCCGTATCAGCTTTTAAAGTGTCAGCATCGTAAGCTTGTATAGCGGTTCCCAGGGCAATCTTTGTGTCAGCAATCGCGGCACTTCCATTGATATCGGCGTTGACAATCGCACCTGATGAAACTAGTGTGACATTTGAGTTTGGAACGGTAATCGTTCTCGTCGTACTCCCAGCAATTCCTGATGCTTCAAACGCAATTTTTTTACTGCTGTCGCTATTATCAGTAATACGAAAAACATTGTCGGCAAGTTCATTTCCTACACCCCCTGTGGCTCCAGTTGCTCCAACATTTCCAGATCGAGTAAATGAAATATAGAGAGTGTCGGCATTCGACCACGATCCGTTTGACGAAACATGAGTCACCGGCAATTGTAACCAGGCAGTGTTATCGACCACGGCTCCCGTTAAAGAAAATACAGCGTATGTTGCTGGAGTACCAGACTTACGAATCGTTATGTATCCTTCATGCGTTGAGTTATCGCCGTCATCCCATGAGGCAATGAAGGGTGAAATATCTGGGTTGCCCGTATCAGCCGATGTTGCGCGAATAGCCAGAGCCGAAACACTTGCGACTGTGCCGTGGTTATACCGAATTTCCCCTGCGCTACCAGGGTCAGCCATCGTTGTAGAATTATCGAAAGTGTACTTAAAAGCAGAAGCTCCCGTTGCAGCTACCGCAGCCACCTGTGCGGCTTCTGCTAAAACTACATCTGCTGCTGTCTCAACTAAATCTGCGGCTGTGTCCACTGCATCGCTTGCCGTTAAAACAGCTTTTGCTGTAGCAGTGCTGGCTGAAGCAGCGGCAGCCGTAGCCGAAGAAGCTGCTGCCGTGGCTGAAGTTGCCGCCGCTGTTTGTGAAGTGGTAGCACTCGCAGCGTCTACCAATAAAAACCATTTTGCTGCGTCTGTATTCGAGCTGATTGGCACGGACCCGCTAGAGGTATGAGCTGTAATACAAATGTAAATATTATTGTTATTCGTATCCTTGACAATATCTCGCAGAACGTAAGCGGTACTCGCTGCCCAGTTTCCCTTAACAGTGCCTATCTCAGATGTAACGCTGAAGTCGCCGTCGTCGTCAAACGCAAATAGCTTATTCTTGCGTTCTGCAACTACGCTTGACGCTTCTGTAGTTCCAACGTCAGGGACAATCGTTCCAAGTTTGAAACAACGGTCAATCTCTTCCTGCATGTCCTGCGTGACTTGCGTTAATTTATCAAGCGCATTTTCATGGGCGCTACTTGGGAACGAATCATTTTCAACGTAGTCCGTCGCTTGAGTCTTTGGCGTAACGCGGCGAATAAATACGTTGCCAGTTCCAGATGGAGGAGCTGATCCAAAAGTTACATTACCGCCGCCTGCAACTCCTGCGTTGCTTACCGTATAATGAGTTGTGAGGGTTTGTACCGCCCAGGATGTCGGAGCGCCTACAGGAGTGCCAAGGTAGACTTCAATTTCTGAGTCAGCCTGGATATTAAAATCATAGGCGAAGGCCGTCGTCGAGGCGTTCCCGTTGTATTGCCGTGTTCGTCGTGTGGTAGATATGGTCATATTAGAAATCCAGTGGTGTTAAGGTTAGCTTTTTGCGATCATCAGCAGTCTGTCCGTTCATTGTTTTCTTGCCACGCTCTTTCTTAACGGCTTTGATAAGCGCAGCATATTTTTTGCTTGTCCCATCCTTATCCAAAATGGGTCTACTTTCTGACAACATCTTGTTAGCAGCTCTTTCGTATTCATCGGAAAACCTTTGCTCCATCATTGCTTTCTTAACGTGGTCTAGTTTCCCATTCGGCCCAGACCAATTAGGCTTCGCAATCATTTTCAGCAATGCTTTTTTCGCAGCTTGACCACCCAACTTTTTATAATCGTGAAACTCTTCAGGCGTGAGCATGACTCCTGCAATTTGCGGTTCAGGGGTGACAATGTTTGCGTTGACCGCAGTAATCCAATCTTCAAGAGAGTTAGGGACAATGGTACTCATGGCAAACGGATTCATGGTGTTGATGATAGGATTTTCAAATCCGTACTCAGTCGTTATCACCTCCCCAAAAGCATCCAACCGCGATGGCAAATCTTCGCTAAACTCTGGGACGCGAGACTTTAGCCTCCCAATTACTTTGGTTAGTTCTGATAAACTATTTGCTAGAGCCTTACCCTCATTCTCCCCATACTGCTCAACAAATGCGTCTTGAAAAATTGTGCGGTCCAATGTATTGGTGTCCCGCAAGTCAGGATCAAGTGTTTTTTCTATGTCGGACATAATGCCGTTAAAAGGTAGCATTGAAGAACCAAGACTTCTGAGCCACTTGTCATCACCTTCAATTCCCATGCTTAGAAAATCCGATACACCGACGGCAAACGTCTGACTGAGAAAGTGCTTAGAAACAGCCAGTGTGTATGCACCAACAAAAGTGTCAATTTCCCCTTCTTCAAGTTCGCCAGAAATCTTTACAAAATCTGCCATGATGCCAGCAAAGAAAGCGGCAGGCTCTAAGCGGTTATAACTGATCGAAGTTCGCGTTCCATCTTCATGGCGAAATTCCATCGAGAACGGTTGCTTCTTTTTTCGCCTAAAAGATTCTCTGTGCGCTTTATTAGTTGGTTCAGAGCCGGTCATTCCACCGCCCATAGCTAATGCTAAAAAACCTAAAGAAGCCATCGTTCCACTAGCTAACCTTGCTTGCGCCATATCTGCTCTTGCTCCACCAGCCGCTAGATCAGCTCTAACATTTTTGCTCAATAAAGCTAATGGCGTTCTTGTACCCGTAAACTTGGCGATATTGTTTAAGACATTAAAGAACGGAATTACAATCTTTGCAGCAGGGGCGGCTTTCAGTAATGCCTGAAAAGCTGTGCCGACTTCGCCAGCTTGATTAGTAAATGTTGCAATTCTTGCAAATTCTTCTGACTCAGCTTTAATAGATGGCGAAGGCTCATTAACTAATTGGCGAATCCTCAGTTCAAGCGCTACGGGGTCTGTAATGCCTTCCTCAATAGCAGTCCTATAAGCAAGCCTATGCTTGGAAGCCTGATATGCGGAAAACTTAAATACTTCATCTATTGTCAGCAAGCCTTTGCCCATAGATGTGAGGAAGTGTCCAGCTATATCCATGCCCTTGTAGAGAACATTCCCAGTTCTACTGCCACTTTCTTTCATGGCAACCAATGCTGGAACATTATCTCCCCTTATTGCTCTAACGCCCGTTGCGTCCAACTTGTTAAACCTAGATGTTGCAACCTCTCTGCCAGTCGCAATATTTACGGCATTTTTTGTCAGCGCTATAATATTGTCTGGAGCAGACCTTAAGATTCCGTATAACATCTCAAAAGCCTCTCCCTGCTCAACTCCCTTACCAGTAGCACCAAATCCACGCTTCACGCTTCTGATGCCTTCTGCCATTTTCGTTTCCGTAACTTGAAAGCCCATGTTTATAACTGAGCCAAGGGCGTTGACTACCTGAGTCTTTACTCCAAATAGAGAATTAATCCACGCTTCAAAAATCATATCAAAACCACCCAGGCGAACCGTTTCGCCCATCACTTTTGAAAGTATCTTTTCGATAGCTGAATCAGTCGCTCCTTCAATGCTGCCCAACTTACGCATGAAAGACTCAGGCGAAACATTTGGGTCTATATCTTTTCTGACAACGGCAAACTTATCTACGATGATATTGCCTTCAGTGCGTTTAAGCTGTTTAGCAATACGGCCTGATCCTAAGTCGCGAGAAGCAGTTTCGCTAAACCGCTGTGCCTGCTCAAATAAGTCGGTAGTAAATATGCCTTGGTCAAATGCTTTCTGAACCGCCGTGCTATCTCCAGCATTAAAAGCGTTGCGTAGTTCAATTAATTTTCTGACTGACGCTTCTTGAAACAACGCCATCTTCACTCGGTCTTTATCAGTAATAGTTGTCGTCGGGTCTTTCTCCATCAGTTCTTTAAGCTGGCCTTCAGGATCAGCCTGTAGTTCTTTGCGAGCTTGCAACTCCGTTTCAGCTAGAGTGCGTACATCCCGACCTTTTTTATTCTTACCCTTCGCGGGGTCTTCCTTAATCTTTTCTGTTATTTCGTCAAACTTAGTCTGAACCTTGTCTATCTTCTTTTGAGGATTCACCTCGTCGAAGCGCAACTCCATATCAGTGATATTGTATTCTTTGCCATCGAATGTAGCTGATACTTTTGGGCCTTGCGGCTTTGGAGTGGGGATGTCAAAGATTGGCTTTGGCGATCCAGATAACGACGGCCCAGATTTAAGAAAACGCTCCACCATAAACAGAGCATCTTCTGGGTCAGGAAATCTAGCAGCCGCACCTTGAATAGCCGCTTGCGATACTTCTTTCAAATCAAAACCAAGTCTAGTTGCTTCATCAAACGCATATTTCAGCTTGATATAAGCCAATCCTTCAGCCGTTGTAAAAAAGTTATCAGATGGATCAAAAACAAAGTCTGCCTCTGGCAATCGCGTAATGTCATACTTAAGCGATTCGCCTAAATCTTTAGCAGAAGTAAAATCTAATTCCCCTCGCGCGCGAAGAATGTCTTGGAACTGAGATGCAACGGGAGTAGGCGAACCAGCAAAACCAAGCAATAAATCCTCTTCCCCCAAAAGATCATCTTGAGATTTAGGGCGTTTTCCTCCAGACTTTTTGCCTAAAACAAAATCATCGACTTCATCTTCAATCTTCTTCATTTCCTTTACAGCTAACTCAAGCTCCTCGTCAGTCATTTCCAAAGGATTCTTGCGAGCAATATCAGGTATTTTATTAAATATCTTTTGGCGAAAGTTTTCTAGCTTTGCGTCTTTGAATGGGGCAGTCCCAGGCGCGGAGGCAGATACAAACTCTCGTTGAGGCGAACCTCCACTATCCTTAATAGACTGTTTAGCTTTAACTCTGGTTTTCTTAAACGATGACAACGATCTTGAAATTGCTTGAATGGCAGTGAATGGCAAAGTCATTCCAAATCCTTCAACCATACTTTTTACGCTTTTCTCTAATTCGCTGTCATCCTTTGATGCCGCCAGAGCGTCCGTTAAAGGGTTACGCAGAGGATGCCCTTCAGGGAAAGTGTCGTTAAACAGATTACTTAAGTTGGCATCCCGATCAATGGCAAGTCCGTCAGCAGCAATGCCAGCAGGGACAGTAGCTGCGCCTCCTCCTTTTAAAGCTGCAAATCCTACCAGCCAGGAAACAAGACCTCTTGCCATTTGGACACCAGCGCCGCCTTCTTTATCCAACGTCCCAATTCCGATTTCAGTTTTGCCGCTGAACAACTTGCCAGTTCCTAATGCTTCATCTACAGATTGCAAATGTTGCTCAACCGTCGCGCCACCAATTTCATAATTTCTTAATTGTTCGCCAGTGTCGGTAACAAGATCAGCCGTGTTCTTTACTGCGTCTAGTCCACCACCGACAAGTATTTGCTGGGCGATGCCTAAGAAGCCTAATCCATCATCAGGCTTGGGCGTTGGCGTGTCTTCTGCTCCAACATCTATGTCGCCTCCCAAGTCCAATTCTTCAGGCGCAACTTCTGGAGAACCTAGTTCACCTGGGAAGCCTGATGCTTTATACGCTTCCTTGACCAGTTCCTGGTCTGCGGTAATTTTTTCTTGTCGCCGCATCTCCATATATGAAGCACCCAAGTCACCATCCCCAATCCGCACTTTGACGGTGCTAGGGTAGGAGGCGAATGGAATGTTCTTCGTTTGTTCTGCCATATTCTTTCCTTATTTCGTTTTCATCACCGGCGTTGTATCGCTCGTATTTGCGCCGTTGCCAGAGTTTTCTGGCTGACGTGTTGGCGGGTTTTTCTTGGCACGTTCAAGCATTTGCTCTACTTGATATGTAACGCTGTCACTTAACTTGCCGCGACTAGCATCTTTCAATAATCTTTTAAAGTCCGACGCTGAAAAAGATTGGACACCTTCGTTTTCGTCGTCCACGACCATCGTTAAAATTTTCTCTACAGCCTTATCATCATCCATACCACGCTCAATCAAAAGATGAGCAGCTTCGATTGCATCATTCACTATTTCATTTCTACGGAAATTAAACCGCTTAAAAGCTTTATCACCACCACCTAATCGATCTTTCAAAGATTTAGTAGCATCATTTTTAGCAGTTGCTAATTTTTTCTTATCTTCATCCTTAAAAGTCTTTAGTATGCTAGTAGAAGTAGAGTTAATTTCCTTCAACTCCTTAGATGTTAGTTTTTCAAGGACATCATTAGCGTGTTCATTTCTGACTTTTGTGCGAATTTTGTTAAGCTCAGTGGACAATTTTTCTGAATCCCAATTTTTGTCCAGCGCCATAAACTCCAAGTCACTCATCTGATCTAGGTAGCCCTGCGCCGGATTATTATCTTCTGAACCAAGCGTTTCTAGGCGCTCGCTTTTATTAATCATTTTTTGGAATTTTTCAATTGTCGGGGCATGTCGCAATCCATCTTCTATTGCCTGGTCTAAGTCTTCTTGCTGAGGGCCAAGTGAACCATCTGGATTTAAAGCAGGATCAATTAAGGTTTCATAAAGCTGAATGCGAGCATTGGTTGATTTTTCTTTAGCCTCCTTTTCAAGAGCAGTTCGCCTTCTTGCCGTAATCGCGCTTGAGCGCCTCCACATATTATCAATCCTAAGAAATTTTTCTTTAGGATTTAAGTCTGGGTCTTCACTGATTTCCTTGTCCCTCTGCTCTAAATCCGCAACCGTAAATTGAGTCTGAAACATGGCGCTAGTCTTTGCGTTTTGCAGTGTATCCGCTAAATCTTCTTTAAAAGTTTCTGCTAATCTCGCCGCGTCATCAGGGTCATAAGCTCCTGTAACAACTCCTCTAGCAAGCCTTGAGAGATACTCTTTCTTCTTTGCCTTTAAAACTTCAGGCGGGTAACTGAATGCGCTTGCTTCCAGTTCATTCTTAAACTGTATGTCGAGCGCACGAGCATCCGACATGACTCTTCCATTTGCCAACCCTGCAAGCTTTCCGTTAGCCGCTAATATTTGAGCGTTAGTATTTTTTAAAAAACCCGCCTGACGCAACGCTGGTATATCCTTAAGAATTTTTTGCTGTTCAGTTGTCATATTCTTAATTGCCTGCGGCCCCATCTGCACAACATCCGGCAACTTGCGCGTACCATCTTCCTGCAATTCTCCAAACTCAGCGTCCAATAAACCTTTCTGCATAAACTTTGTAAATTTTTGCTCACCCTGAACTTTTAAGTTATCGTTATGGAGCGCCTGCTGCGCGGAAGCATACTCCACGCCTATCTGCCCAACACTCTGCATACTTTCTCCAAGCCTAGCTAATCCTTCAGCCCCAGCAGTAAATGCCCCAGGATTAGTCTGCCGTAGACCTGAATTTTGAGTCGGTTGAATTACGCGCAAATCTACATTCATTCTCCAAATGCCCCTTGATTTTTAAGAGTCTGATAATTCTGCCCAGTTTTACCCAGCCCCGTTAGCAAGCTTGCTCCAGCTCCTGTAAGCCCTGCGGATCGTGACGCTGTACCGCTCGCTGAAGTGAGTACTGCCTGGTCTTGCAATCCTTGAGACTCTATAGCGCCGCCTCGTCGTATTAACTGCGCGTTTAAGTCATCGATAAATTCTTGCTCTGCTAGGGCGACTAAATTTGTTCCTTCTGCGACGACTACTCCGCTGGCTCCTTGCTTGGCTATCATCTGTCGTCGCCGCTGGTCAGTCTGCTTTTCGTTAATCCTCGCGTTAAACTCAGCGTTCTGCTTCGCTAGTTGAGCGTCGCGCATCTGAATTTGAGCGTTTCG